CTCTTAAGTTTGACAAAATTCCGGGGCAAGCCCCTTGAAAATCAAATAGAGCTACCCTCAGGGCGCGTTGTCCACGCACCCGTCATAATAGGCTTAGTTGTACGTTACTAACAAACGGGAAAACTTTCATAAATTTCCGAACTCGGGTTTTTCCACCACGGGGATCACCCCCCCTCCCTGAACCATATTTGGGGGGGCATGCAGTATTTACACTACCATTCTTGGAAAACCAAGAAACCAACAAAACGTCATATCATCGCCCGACGCCATCGCCAAATTATTCTTACCATTCACTATGGAGGAACTATTCGTTTGGAAAATGAGACTATCATTATAATAGCCCATATAATTCCTAAGAGATAGAAACTTCCATCCGATAAAAATCGGTGCGATCACATCGACACGCGACGACACCGCCAAGTTAGGTTCCGTCCAAGCATAGGCGGTTTCAGGTATAGACATCTCAGTTGGAGATATTAAAATGGGTAAAGTGGTGGTCATATGCAGATGATGAGCGGCACGCGACGTCAGAGAGGATTGGTCCCTTAGAGGCGCCACAGTATGGGGAGTAGAATCTTGTAAGTTGAAGTCATAGGTATAAGAAAAAGAACCTCTAACTCCAAGGTACGCCATCCCCCAAAAGCCAACAAAAGTCTGCAAAGTCAACGCATTGAATGTACTCGGATAGAAAGGCATATTTGCAACCTGGTAAGATTGCACACTGTCGAACCCTTGAAGGGCATCGAAATTATACCTAGTATGCCTACTAGTCATATCTTTGACTGAGGCAGTAACATCCGGGAAACAAACAGCGCCGATTAACGACATATCCGTAGATTTGCCAAAAGAAACAGTCGCGGGGTCAACAACGAAGGGTCGCGAGGTCATCGCAACACTAGAAGAAGTCAGCCCAGCGATTCTGGGCGCCATGAACTTGATGTTTTGAGACGATAGATAGACGTTATAAGAAATAGCGTCTGTAGAACCGTTAGAAACAACAGGGTTAATGACATACAGAAACAATCTCCCATTAGTCGGGAAAACAGATCCATCGACAAAAGGGACGGTAGTACGCGAAACGGGGGTCGGTTGCTTAAAGGGTACAGTCACCTCAACAGCAGTGTTACCACTGATGTTAACGGTGACGTTCTCCAAAGTAGCAAGAGCGTTCACCATAGTAGGCGCGGTGGCGGAAGGGTTAGGATCGTACGCAATAAGAAGAGTGGCCCTGTGAAAAACAGAAGCAACAAATTCGAACGTATACGTCAAATCCCCACGCCAAACAGTATGACACATACTCATAGCGCAAAGAGGGCCGATTTCAACAACAGGACCGGCACCAATATAAAGACATTGGGCGGGATTTACCATTATTGTTTTAACAAGCGCCTCTGCTGCATCAGAACCGGCAATCGATTGGGCAATCAGAATGAGCGTTGGCTTTTTGACCAACTCATCAACCGACATGTCTTCCAAAGAGCCGGCTCCATATGCTGGACTAATAGATTGTCCGGTTTTCTGAGATGCGGCTAAAACCATGGCACGACTCTTGCCGTCGATCTGCGAATAAGAATCGCAAGTTCGCGTAAGAATAACCAAAGTTTCTGAAGTATCTGGAGGCTTAGAAAAGCCTAGATAGGCAAGAACATTGCCAACACTATCAGCAACTCCCGAAAATAAACCCGTAATGGGCGCTACTTTCGGAAAATTGGTACCAACGGATCTAGCCACATTGCTTGCACCATGCATAGATGAACTGTAATAGCCCGGAGCCTTTTCGGCCACGAACTTATTCGAAGTCATCGTTACACTAGTCAAGCCGTCAAAAGAAGAATCAACCAACGACATATAAGTGCACACATTCGCACTGGCAGCAGTAGCTGTCCCAGAACCTAACGCGTTAAAAATATAACGATTCATACGGTATGACCCGTAGGAAAAGTCAGTAGAAAACGAATACAGCCCGGAAGGAGTACAAACTGGCAATTCTATCTCATACGTGGCAGTCTTAGAGGGATCGATAATTAGGTGAGGAACGAATTTCGCGTTAACGAAGTTCGAATCCGATGTCCAATGTGTAATCGAGCCCTCACTACCTAAAGTAGGATTCATCTGGAAGGGAGTGAAAGCGTAAATCATTTGACCAAAGGCTTGCGCGGTTCCTTGAACCACGACTTTGATCCTTATTTTACAAGTAAAGTACATTAGATTACGCATTTTCACTGAAATTGCAGAAGGAGCAGAAGAAAGAAACAAAGCAAGAAGGTTGTCGGTTAAGACTGCATGAGTGGTAGCGCCGGACCAAGCTAAGTGGTTAATCAAGACCGGATGGTCGAGATAAGCACTAAACCTGCTCTCAGCCGAAGACCCCACTTGAGGTGGGGCCGACACGGCGCTTTCACTGGAATCAGCCAAAACCAACGCATTGTCGGCAAGAGTTTCCTCTGAACCGACTGTAGTATTATTATTATTTAATGAAGCTGGACTATAGTATTTACAATAGGGCGTCCAAGCCCAGTTGAAAAAGATTAAATGAACAGTAGGATATATGATTTCACAATAGTAGTTCACACACAAGTTTCGCTGTATATCCACTAGCACTGCACTTAGCTACGCATCGGACCTGCCACGGTCCTTATCTAACTAAATACAGTCGCGGCTCGTTAGAGCCAAGCCTCCCACCCCGCTTGGGGTTTTCCTCACACAGAGGGCTCGACTTGTAGCACAGCTACAAGTCGAAGGTAGTGAACCTTCCTTCAACGAATTCGACCAGGAGTAAATCCCAGTCTAATCTCGGAGGAGGGTTAAGGTCCACACTATCGAACATTTCTTCCACGACGAGTTGCCTATTTAAAAAGACTTCTCGTCCGTAGAGGAAAAATTCTCGTTGCGCATTTTGGGCACAGGCGTACAAACGAGCTTCAGGGGTTTCCCCACTGTCACTACGTTCATACGCCAATGCCTTCCAAATCGAATCTTCATCCAATGGAGCAAACACGTAGCCGGTTTCAGGATCGGTCCTCCACTTCCGCTTCAAAAAAGAAGCGTCCGCGAGGGGTCCATAAGGAGCGGCTTCTCCTTCTTTGGTCGCCGGGGTGGCCATATAACCCCACTGTTGAAACAGCGGGAAAATGGTCGTGGTGTTAAAGCGATCTTTAATTGAGGCGGCAACGCCGACAACATTATCGTCGCCGACAACCGCCTCATGCACGTATTTTCGAAATTGCGACAACGGAATCTCAGGACACAGGACAGCAAAAGCCATCCTGAGTAGGATTCCGTTGATAATGCTATTCAAAATCAACGTGACAATCACACCACTAGGTAAACCTTTGCTCTTAAAAACCAAATCGCACATATATACAACGGCTTGATAGCAAAGGTTCACCACAACAAAAAATACCGAAGCAGCGTCTCTAGGAGAATATCCTATGCGCATGCTAGCTTTGAAAAAGACTTCCGCAACAACGACGAACCACTGGGATGAGTGACACATGTCGAAGGTGCTGAAGTCCATACAAAAGACGGCTCCACCATCGAAGGTGAGCCAGTCTCCAAGCTGTCCCCATTGAAGGGAACCGGCATTCATGAGGCCCATTATTCCACTCGAAAATCTGTTTTGCAGAAAGAGTTGAACTATGGGCATGACAAGCATGCGCATGACTATATTGTACGTAAAATCAACATTGGCAAAAAGCCGTATCTTGAAAGCGTCCAACTTAGAAGTCTCGCGCACCTCATCCTTCGGGGTGAAGTCGATAGCGACAGGATCTAAGATCCCATCGCATGTGTGGTCAAGACGCGCGCGTATAAAACGCGCAACATCCGGATCAAGAATCTTCTTCTCGCCAGGTCCGTTAATGAAAAGTTCAAACTTATTCCTATAACCGGCCTCACGCAGGTATCTTCCTGTAGACGTCTTCATGACGACACGGTCGACTCCTGCGTCTGGTTGGCCAAAGAAAGCTTCAGCCAGAGTCAGCGGTCCACCGGTACACTTAGTATCCGGGGAAACCGCATCGTCCAGCCAGCATTGCGCCGCCAAGCGCTTTGCAGCAAACGTGGAGCCGTCGATCATATTGATGTAGCGGAATTGATTAGTCATTGCTGACTTCCATTCCTCAACACCAGGACCACCGACGACACCAGCCAATTTCTTGGGTATGGAAAAGGTCTTAGTGCACTTGGCAACCGCCAGACTATGTAAAACAGTCGGTCGGATCTTGGAAACAAACTTTCGATTGCTCCCAGCCAGAGTGCCCAAAACATGTACGTGAGGAGAACCAACGTTCCACCATTCTGACCTGTCACTTAAAGGCAACAGGTCTACAGCGGGTATGGCAGTCATCTTAACGATCGAAGGCAATCTGAAAAATTCAGAAGCCGCCTTAATATCGTCTTGAGTGACAAAAACGGCCCCTGAAATGGGACCGGCCTTCGTAACACGTGAATGGGACACAAAACCGAGAATAACGGAATCGCGTCCATGGCTAACAAGGGGACTTCCACAGTCTCCAAATCGGCCAGCTCGCCCCCACTCTAAGCAGGGGTAAACAATTTTGGTCTCCGGTTCTTCAACCGTCGAGGGATAACACACAAGTGGTATGTTCTCCTCGAGCAGCAGAAAAGCGGAGGTGACAACGTTTGGATTTAACGGAAAAAATTTTTCAAGATTCGCCGTATCCATCGAAAAATGGTTCGGGATGAAGCACATCTCGGAAAGGGGAGGAAAATAAACATCTCCCATTCCGAAACTAAGCTCAATACCGCGAATCTCGATCGAAAACAAAGAACAAAATGTCGGGGGCTTCCCGGCGCCAGGTCGATACAAATAATGCTTATTCAGCAAAATATAGTTCGGACTGACGAGGAAAGCTTTACATTGCATAGTTGCTCTCGTTCCGTTGTCGTGAAAATGTCGAATTATCGTCGCATCAACCATAGAGGCGCGCGCAAGCGCGCAAAGGTCGGTAGCAGCAACATTCAAGGTAAAAGCACGTTGAATCGTGACACCGCTTGAGCGCTGAGCCCAAGCTCGCTGTGTTTCGACGGATGGATTAAATTGTCGAGTCTCGACGATTTTCGTAACCATCGAATCTTCATCAACGTCTGTTCGAAACAGAGATTGTATTTGTCCAGTCATCGCAGCGCTAGGTTTTTCTTCCTTACGCGACGAGTACATATACGCACCAATGGTGACAGCGGCTACTAAAGCCGCTATCTCCTTTTTGTGCGCAATGACAAATTGTTTCGCCGTAGCAATACGAGCGTTGAGCCTCACGGCTCGCTCGTACGACAACGGCAATTCAGCCAATCGGATTCCTCCGACTAGCGCCTCTGAAACGGGGGGCTCAGCGACAAGATCGCTGACTGCGGAAATCGCTCCGATTGTACTCTTAGTATTGGTATACCACATAGCGGCACCAAAGAATAAGAGAAACAAAAAGAACAAAGCTGAGTCTTTAACGACCCAGACCGCGAGAAAATTAAAAGCGATGAGCCATAGAAAGGCGCAAACGAAAACGTAGTGGTGTTTATTGAGCAAAACTGCCCAAAGATTACCACACAATACGTGTTCGAGAGCGCGTCCACGGCGTATCTCCGCAAGGAGATCTCGCGGTTGAGTTGGGTAACGTTCGCATAACGGAACTTCTTCGAGGGGTGGGATAATATCCTCATCCTCGAGAATAGGCAATTCCGGCCGTTGGACCTGTAGTCCAAGAACGGCAAGAAACGCTTCCGGGAGGGTATGAATCCTCCAAGGCTCAGTGCTGATAAGAAAACCAGCCCAAGCACTCATAATAAAAACATAAAACAATTGAAATAACCATAAGCAGAAATAATAGTGTAGAAATCGTAGCAGCTGCGCGCGCAAAACATGGCGCGCTGGTTGCTGATAAACTTTAACAGCCGCAACAAAGGGCGACATAAAAATCTGCAAAATGAGATACCAAAAGAAGGTACCGCCAAGAATAGTTACTGGAGAAAAGAGGGCATCCATGATCGTATAGAACATGGAGCCCGCCAGCAAACTT